TCATGTTCATTTTGGCTTTGTGTTTAGCTTGTTTCTCTTCTGCTTTGTTCTTCATGTAGCCACCTGCTAACTTGGCTACTGGTGCAATTAAATTCATCCACATGGTTTGTTCTCCTGTTATAAGGGCATGGCTAGTGCATCTAACGCTTGCCAAATATCATCGTACTCAGTCTTTGCCGTTTCCCAATTAGCCTTAATCTGGTTTACATCTTCTACAACCAGTTCAGCCTTAGCAACAATGGCTCGCATTGTCTCAATATCTTTCTCTAGCTTAGATACGCTTGTAGTGATTTCTAAGAGCCTTTCTTGCTGAGAGGATATAGTTATCAGGTTCGTGCCTAAAGTGGCTAATTTCGCGCTTAACTGGCTTATATCGTTGTCTTTAAGCTGTTGTTCTATAAGTTGTATGGATTCGTGCAAAGGTGCTACGTCTGGAACTTGTACCGACTCGACTGCTTCTAGTCGTGAATACAGGCTAGATGCTGTCCAAACGCCACCGCCAATGGTAGAGCCAATCGCTAAAACCACTGCAATCCATGCGCCCTTAAAAGTCTGACCGCCTATCTTCAACTCACTGTCTTCAATCATTGCTCACAATCCATCTCAAAGAAACAATCATAACCCATGCCGACAGGTGATGTTTTATAGAACTCTGACTCTGTACCTAGTGCAAGAATGTCTGCCTCACTGTAGTACATATCAAGTCCGTAATTACCACTGCCGTTAAGCATCACGACTGTTAGGTTTCTAGTTGTGTTGTAACCCATCGCTACCCACTGCGCTCCTGCATCATAGAAAATATTAACGTCAGCAGATGTTGTGTTGTTATCTTCTATGCTCTGCTGTAGAAAGTCTGCGGCTTCACTGTTTGCTACGGCTAGGTAAGCTGATGCCTCGTTAGCTGATGTCTCAATCTGGTCAACACTGGTATTGTATGTGTCTACCTCTTCCTGTGTGATCGTCAGCATATCCTGATTCTCAACAACAAAGGTCTGCACTTCTTCTTCTTGTTTGGGGGTGCTTGCTGTTTCTGCTTTCTCTGCTACCTGCTGTACTGCGATCATATCTACAACAACTTCTGTAAACGTACCGATAGCCTGATCCATTTCTGCTAAGGAATTTATCGCCATATTCTCTAACACCTCTTTCACTGGTGCGCCATAAGACTGGTAGTTAGTCATGTTGGACAAGGCAGAATTATAGGCATCAACCTGCTCTGCGCTAATGTGCGCTGTGCTAGACAATGTGCCATCAGATAAACCGCCACCAGTGTGCGCGTAATCGGTAGCCGCACCAACTAGCTTAACGCCGGTATCAATCTGACTAACAATAGCAGAACTGCTGTCAATCAGGTTATCAAGTTCATTGCTTTGTACTGCGGTACTTATCGCTAATAGAAATGCTATCTTCTTCCACATCTTCGCTTACCTTACCTATTTGGAGAATGCCGTTATAATACTTCTGATTCTTTTTGTAATCAGGAATATATAGTTCTGGGTTCTGCTTTATTAGCATCAACCCCCGCTTCCCCGCTACTAATCTCCCATTGTTTATAAAAGGGCATGGTGAACCCGCTAAGAGCATCGACTTGTAGACCTCTTCGCTCTGGCAAAGCATAGACACTGCCGCCACTTTTAACCCAAGAGCAGATAGCATTCGTGAATATTTTAATCTTGTGCAGTCTACATCTAAGGTGTAACTGCCTGAACTAAACCCAATAGCAACAGTCTGCACTGAACCCGCTATGCCTTTCAAGCAAGTATCAGTTCCGTTAGACATAAAGGTAGGGCTGATGGCAGAGCCTACTGGAATTTCACTAGCCGCTCCTGCGCCATTGTAGGTATTTTCAGTCTTGGTGCTTGTGTCAGTAGTTGTGTTATTGCTGTTAGCTACGCTATTCTCGCCATGATAGTTGTTTAGACTACCCTGCTCATTAGCTAAAGCTACTGATGAAAGTAGCCATAAGGTAGCTAGTCTTTTCACTTTTTCGGCAACAACTTCTGTACAGTGTCAGATTCGTAAATTCTAATACCTAACCAAATGATAGTGAATAAACTAGCCAAAGGTGGCAACCAAGCCGCTAAAGACATTATGCCAGTGGATGCCGCGATTACATCTAGGCTTTGTTTTGTTTCTTCGGCTAACATGGTAATTCCTTCAAATAGCGGCAATAATAAATGCCAAAAGTTCATTATAGCGAACAGCGTATGTAGTTTCTACAACACCATCAACTTCTGTTTCTTCTTTGATAAATATTCCGTAATCACTCGCATCTAAACCGCCATCAGAAAATGCTGTCTGTAAGTCTTGAGCCATGATTCCAAAATGCCATCGAGCATCGTCACCTTTTTCTTCAACGGCTGTTTTCCATTTATACTTTCTAAGCAACCCCTTACAGGCTAAAGCTACATTATTTTCAGCTTCACTCAGTTCTTCTATGTTTTGTTTTTTTGTTTTATCTGATGTGGATACTGTGCCATCCTGTGAATATATATCCACAAATGGAATGCCAGCCGCACCTAATTGAACATTATTATTATTATTTCCTTGTTCATCACAAGGAAGAATAAAACTTGTGCCGTAGGCGGATGTGAAATGCAATCCAACATTAACTGCGCCAATAAACAGGCTACTGGCAGGTATATTAGTTCTCATCCCAATGCCACCTGTTCTATCCCAAGTGCCACCAGTAGTACTGTCTCTAAACTGTATAAACTGCCCTGCATTGTTTCTGTTTGTAGTTGCTAATCTTAATAAGCCTCTGCTTATGTCATTATAAACACCATCTGTCTGACCATCTGCCTTGTCTAATTCGATGTAAAGTGTGCCTTGCTCGATTCTCTGATTGCCGCTTGTCCCAATAGAATCGCTTGTGACATTTATTGCAGTGTCTGCACTAGTGACATTAATAGCTGTTGTGTTACCTGTTACAGATACAGATGTTGCAGATGGCTGAACAGTAAGAGTAGCTGTGTTATCAGACACCGCAACACTGGTGGTGTTTTCTGTAATCTCTACAGTTACATCACCTGTCGCTGTTACAGTCGTTACATTTTCAGTAACTGAAACACCCACTATCTAGTCACCTCTCTTGTGACCTTTGCCTTGCCTTGTAATATTCGCTCTACTGTCGCATCACTAGCAGTGTATATTTCGACATCGTAAAAATAGTTTCCCTCTGACAGTACAGTAGATGCATCATCAGCAACCACATCATTCGCCATCTTCATTACTAGTGTTCCACTGCTGTCGTAACTGCTGTCGCTAAAATCGAAAGCCCAATATCGGCTAGAATCTTTAGACTCGCGCAAATGCCCTCTGGCTAAATGCCCATCTAAGTCTCTAACTGCACCGCCATCTTTAATAACCAAAGTCAGTTTAAAGTCTGAACCTTGGTCTATCGTTATATCGTAGTTTCCTGCTGACATTGTATTGCCTCTATTCTGGGTCTATAACTAAATTTATTTTGTACTCTGAATCGCTTGTTGCTACTCCGTAAAAGTATAACAGCAAATCAGCATTGTTTGCTTGTGCGGTTTGCACATCTGCCATAGCAGTTTCAGCATCTTCTTTTGTGCTGTGTCTGCTCACCTCTATATATTCGTGATACGGCTCAGCAGTTATCTTTTGTTCATATCCTATAACTATCATGACTCGTGTTGCTCCCCTGTCATTCTTGATTCAACATTAACAACACCATCTTGAGTTGTAATTGTATCACCACTGAAAAAGTGTCTAGCCCTTATTCTGCATTTCAAATTAATACGCTCAATGCCTAAGTAAGCATCTGCCCTCATATTAAAATAACTAGTATATGGGTTAGACCTAAAACTCATTATTCTTTGAGTAACGACAGCCCAAGTGCCACCAGATGCACTGCCGAAAGGATGATGGTAAATCTGTGTCGGGTTTGATGTAGATACAACAGCACCGCCACTTGTTGAAATATCAACATAAGTTTTATTGATTAATTTTTTTAGACTAAAGTTATCAAAAGAATGCTGGTCACCATCGGTTGTAGATGTAACCTCGCCCATCACGTAAACAGTCGTAGTGCCTGATGGGATTGTGATTATTTTTTTATCTGTAGCACTACTAGAACTGCTGTAATCAACTGAAGAATAAATAGCATCTTCAATGTCTGTGCTTGTAGAAATGTGTAATTTTCCAGATGCAGTGCTGTAGCTACTGTTATTCGCACTGAACAGATAGCGTTGACCTGCTTCAACTGTTACTGCTTGGTAAAAATACGCCCTGTCTGAATTGTCATCTTGTTCAATCAAGGCTAGTGAGCCAAACTGGTTAACCAGTGAGCCGCCAACAGCAGTCCAGTTAGTAGATATAGAACCACTAAAAGTACCATTTACTACGAGTTGAGCTTGTTCTTCATTTTCCACATAGTGCAAGTTTCTGTAGGTTCTATAAGTAGATGAACCCCCAACCTGACCTACACCAAATCTGTTCAAAACCTGACCTTCAACCCATACTCTTTGGAAACCAGATACAGGGTAACTATCGTGAGTTGCTATACCTATGCCTCTAAAGCTAGGTGTATCAGTAGGCACTTGCACTTCAATATATAAGTAAATCGTACTACCAATTTCAGTTGTTGTTCCTGTGATTAATAACCCATACCAATCAACCGATATATGTCGACCTTTAACTAGGTCTAATTCAGTAGAAGGAATCTCAAACTCATGCAAAGTAACGTAGGTATTAAAGCCGATTGATTGAGCATCAAAATAGTTGTAGTAGCTTTCTTGTGTTGCACCTGTAAACTTATTAGCAGTCAGCGAGTTGGTTTTGATTTGGTCAGCAGTCAATGTGCCATCAATGACCATGTTTCCTGATATTCTTTTTATATTTTTATTCCAACTCATCTATAAAACCTCAGCCTTCAAAATAACAGATCGTTCTGCTGATTTTATCAGTGTGGTCGATTGCCCGTCTATTATTTCATTTTCTGACCATTCAGCAGTCACTTTAACAGTTTGCTGTGAAAAACCTGTGTTAGCTTTATTTCTTAGCAAGGAATATTCTACATATGCCCTACCATTAGGTAGTCTGAGATTTGTTCCAGTAAATCCTGCATTTGGTGTTGTTACACCTGCGCTTGGTATTCCAGTGCTTGCACTAGTAGAAAATGCCCAAGTAACTTCGGAATCTGTGTCAATTTCGAATCTATATTTTTGCCCTGCATCAGTTTGAGGGGCTGTAATAGTAACATTATCTAATTCAGCATTAGTATCATTAACGCCATCACCATAAAACACAATTACATAGTTGCTTACGCTAGTAAAGGTTAAAGAATGACTACCAGTTCCTGTAAAATCTGAAGTAGCTATTGGTGATGCTGTTGTAGCATCTAAAACTCTAGCCCTAATAAGTCCGCTAGTAATATTTAGTATGTCAAAATTTAACTGCCTTTCTTGATTGTCAGCATCGTCGATGAATTGATAGGCAAAATTGTCACCCCCAGAATTAGTAAACAATAAAAAATAATTAAAAAATAGCGACCCGAATGTAATCGAGCTTCCTTGAATATTCCAACCATCGTAAGGAGGGTTAAATTCTCCATTGGTTACTGCAATAGAATCAGCCCCACCAGATGTGGGTTGCAATGTTTCTATTGGCTGGACGGTCATAAGGCTTGATTCGTAAATATATTCCTGAGTATCTATAACTAGACCTGCATTATCAACCCTAATATAAGAAATTTCTAATCCATCTTCCAGAGTATAACCCGCCTCAATAATCAAAGCGGTTAACTGATCTTCTGTTGGCTCTGCATATGTTGCGAAAACCTTTTTGTACTGGTTTTCTTGGATATCTGGAAACATTGTATCTCTATGTATATAAACAGATGCTAAAGGTTGGCTTTTGTAACCGCGCACATTAACAGCTCGCACCTCAAATTTTCTTCTCATGTCACTTCTTATCCTACCACCAAGCCACTGATAAACGTATTCTGTAATAAATGTGTTATCTATTTGTGCTACCACATCAGCACCTTCATATTTATAAACTGTAATCTCATAATGGCTAAAATACGGCTCATAGGGCGATGCTCCGTCTGACTCTTTAACTCCCTTCCACGTTATTTTTGCAAAACCATCGGAATCTGCGTACAAATTAAGATCAGTCGGAGCTATTACAGTAGTTCCTTTGTAGACATCAACTTGAGGCGCAACAACAAAAGCAGAGGCATCACCTGCAACCCAATCATAAGCAGAGGCATTATTTTCTACTGCTTGAATAGCAACAATTAATCCGCGCTCAGGGTCTGGCAATAGCTGTAGGCTTGTTATTTCAAACTCTTTGTTAGTCCAACTAAAACGCTCATAATTAATCTTGACATTATCACCGACAGCGTATTTTAGACCGCTAAGATTTAACTCAAGGCTGATTGTCATTTGCTGTCGTGATTTCTCCATAACTAGCTTTGCAATTCTCTGCGCCCTGACGTTGTTTGTAGTCATCGCTAGAGTCAAGTTGAGAGGCATTTCTTGCCCGTCTTGAGTTATGTACGAGGCATTTTTTTGTATAGGGTAATCGGCAACAACATAATCATTTTCTTCTGATATGAATTGCCCTTTGACTGTATTGTGCTGTGATTTCCTGCTTCGCTTTGTGCTAACCTGTATCGGAGAAACAATCATAGATGTATCAATTGCAGAAGCTACGGGCGTGTAATGATTATGGGCTATGATCGAAAACTTGCCATTATAGTAACTGACTGTGCCTATCATGCTTGAAAGTATAGACTCTAGGTTAACCTTAATATTCGTGCCACTATCTAACACTCCATCACACTCAAAGGCTTTCTGTGTTCCACCAGTAATTGCAACAGTAGCATCACAAATGTTTGCAGAAGCTATAACTGAAGCTGTATTTATATTTGCCGCGCTTTCTCCTAAACCATACTGCGTATCTAATAGGTAATCATAAGCAATAAGGGCAGGGTTGTTGCTGTAAGCTGTGGTTGAATCTCTAGGATCTAAAACTTTTTTACCTTTTACGACAAAAGAAACATTAGGAACGCCTGAAACATAAACTTCTGCATTATAATCTAACCTTACGTAAACGTAAGCAGTGCCAAGTAGTTTGTGATCATTTGTAAATCCAGTTGCCGCATTGACTAAAGTGCTGTCTGCCGCTGTCTGGTCACCTTTGTGAAAACTTAATAGGCAGTGATCTTCCCAATCTGTAGTTCCATCATTAACATAGCTTCCGTTTTCCCAGACTTTTGTAT